CGAGAATTTGACGACCTAACTATCTTCGCCTTGTCTACTGACGAAGAAACATCCACCGATTACGGTGATTTGAATGTCTCAGATCAAATCTGGGCCATGCTCCTTGATATAGGTTCAAGGATTGAAGGGTTCCCTGTTGGACTCTTCGCCCTGTGCAAACATTTGTACAGGCAACCTAGAATTTATTTGTTTTCTAGGGGAAAGGGCCGATATCGGCCCGTCGTGTCCAGCCGAGGCTGGCCAATGGGTGATTTGTTCACCAAAGTCATTCTTACAATTGTGAATGACTATGCCTGTCGTTTGGCAGGCGCACAGGTGTATTCACTTGTGGGGGACGACCTTATTGTGTTGTCCCAGGTCAAGTCTATTCTTGACAACGTACTCCTATGTTTGGAGGCCGTCGGAATGAAAATTTCCGAGGAGGATACATTTATATCCTCCCGCTTCGCCTTTTATTGCGAAGAAGGCTGCCTTGTACCACAAAAGGTAGCCCATACACCCTCAGTACAATTGAGGGCGGGTCGAGAACTGTTTTATCTCGACTATCCGAGGATCAGACTTATGATCCCGACGCAATCAGAAACTGATTCGTATTCTTCCAGCAATGCAGGAAGATTCGCGCTTCTAGGTAAAGAGGCGCGTTGGGTTAATCGTAATAACCCTAAGGCTCTGGAACTGTTTGCCAAGGCCCTACTAGTACAACATTTACTAGTACCACAGGATTCTGATGTCCTGTGTCCCTTCACACCTGTAGAAATTGGTGGTGATGGTTCCTTCCCACATAGTGGGGAGTTCCTTAGACGCGTTGTACAGTCTAAGGCCCGAAATGTCGGGGAGGTGAAGTATCGAATGTCTTCACTTCTGACCAATCGATTTGGTCATAAATTTGTCCGTAGTGACAAATTTGATGGTGTTGTTCATAAACATCATCTAATCCTTCCTAAAATTGAAGGGTTAAAGGGACTTTTGCCCCCCGCCGCCATCGTTGAGCCTGATGGCGACGCTAGGAAACAGCTTATGAATTCTGTTTCCATACCGTTCTTAGAACGTCCCTCAATTACTTTTTTGAGGTTATGTCGCGAATTATATTATCGTGACATTTTCCTTGGCAGAAGGCCAAGGGAACCTGTC